GTGATGGTGAAAAGGAAGACGAAGAAGGCGAAGAAGAAGACGAAGAAGCCGAAGGTCCAGAAGAAGCACTAGAAGATCTAAAAGATGCACTAGCAGCACTTGAAAAAGAATTTGCAGCAATGATGGGCGACGAAGAGCCAGGCGACGAAGAGCCAGGCGACGAAGAGCCAGAAGAAGAAGCAATGGCATTTGAAGCAGACGAAGAAGTTGAAGAAGCATCAGACGAAGAAGTTGAAGAAGCAACAGACGAAGAAGTTGAAGAAGCAACAGACGAAGATGATGTAAAAGAAGCAGCAGACAAGTCAGCAGCAGAAATTATGCGTGAGTATGTCAACAAAATGACAGACGAACCAAAAAAAGGTGACAATGGCGCAAACGCTAAGTCAGTAGTAGCAGGCAAAAATGATATGGGCGGCACAACTGCAAATATCGTCAAAGGCGGCGCAGCAGATACAAAAGGTACTGGCGCAACTGCACCTAAAGAAGATAACGCAGGTAACAGAAATGTTAAAGGCGGTACAAGTGCTAAATCAGGCACAAAAACAGAACCTGGCCATGGTGCTGAGAAATCAGGCAAGCCAGAGAATGCTGCTAATAAAAAATCAACTATTGGCAGTTAATTAGGAACTGACGGATGAACCTACTACGAGAAAATTTGAGTTTTGATAAGGCTAGAATGGTTGTTGAGTCTGCTAACGAAGGCAAAAACCTTTTCATGAAAGGTATTTGTATCCAAGGCGGAGTACGAAACGCCAATCAGCGTGTTTATCCCGTAGAAGAGATTAGCAGGGCTGTCACCACTCTCAACGAGCAGATAGCCGAAGGATACTCACCTTTAGGAGAAGTAGACCATCCAGACGGACTGCAAATCAACCTAGACCGTGTATGCCTCATGATTGAAAGCATGTGGATGGACGGACCTAATGGTTACGGTAAACTAAAAATCCTACCAACACCGATGGGCGGACTAGTTAGAACAATGCTTGAAAGCGGAGTTAAACTAGGCGTCTCATCGCGTGGTAGTGGTGAAGTTGACGCTCAAGGTAACGTCAACGGTTTTGAAATAATCACTGTGGACGTTGTGGCTCAGCCCAGCGCCCCCGGTGCGTATCCTACACCAATTTACGAGCATTTGATGAACGAAAAAGGTGGATACAAGGCAATTCTTACTTCAAAAGAAGTTCAAGGCGACAAAAAGGCACAAAAATATATTGCAGAGAGTCTATTAAACATAATAGACAGGCTCCAATAAAAGGAGAAAATTATGGAAGCACTAAAAGCCCTTTTAGAGAGTGATGCAATTTCGGAAGCAATGAAATCAGATATTGAAGAAGCATGGAACACAAAGGTAAAAGAAAATCGCCTATCAGTTACATCAGAACTTCGTGAAGAATTTGCTAAGAAGTATGAACACGATAAAGGTGTAATGGTTGAAGCAATTGATGCGTTAGTTTCAGAAAAACTAGCGGAAGAAATGGCTGAGTTACATGAAGATCGTAAACAACTAGCAGAGCAAAAAGCAAAATATGCAATGAAAATGCGTGAAGACGCAGATTTAATGGCAAAGTTTGTAAAGCAAACACTAGTTAAAGAAGTTTCAGAACTACACGAAGATCAAAAAGCAATGGCAAGTAAATTTGCAATGCTAGAAGAATTTGTTGTAGAACAACTTACATCCGAACTTGCAGAGTTCCAAGAAGACAAAAAAGATCTTGCCGAAACAAAAGTACGTCTAGTACGTGAAGGCAAAGAACACTTGGCTAAAGTCAAAGCAGACTTTATCCAAAGAAGTGCTAGTGCAATTCAAGAAACAGTTGCTTCTGCTCTAACAGCAGAAATTAAGCAACTTAAAGAAGATATTGACACAGCACGTCAAAACGATTTTGGTCGTAAGATTTTCGAAGCGTTTGCTAACGAGTACATGGGTTCACACCTAAACGAAACATCAGAAACCAAAAAACTACTTAGCGTTGTTGCAACCAAAGAAAAACAAATTGCAGAAGCAAAAGAACTTGCAATAAAAGCAAGAGAAGTTGCAGTTGCAAAAGATGCAGAAGTTAAGCGTTTAACTGAAGCAGCACAACGTAAAGACACATTAAACGAACTAGTTGGACCTTTAAGCAAGGACCAAAGAGAAATCATGACAGACTTACTGGAATCAGTACAAACACCAAAACTACGTGCGGCGTTTGACAAGTATCTACCAGCGGTTATCCAAGGTAACACTCCAGCGAAGCAGAAGGCAGTTCTATCAGAGGCAAAAGAAATTACAGGCAACAAAAAAGAAACAAGTTCTATTACAGCAGACGATAAAAACGTAATTGACATTCGTCGTCTAGCAGGATTAAATTAAGGAGATAATTATGTCAGAACTATTAGAAAGTCGCTGGCAGGAGACCAAAGGTGCCCTAGTTGAAGGCCTAAACGGCAACAAAAAAGCCGTGATGGAAACAACTCTTGAAAATACACGTAAGCATTTGATGGAGACAGCAACAGCAGGCGGTACTTCTGCAGGTAACGTAGCAACACTTAACCGTGTGATCCTTCCAGTGATCAGACGTGTTATGCCAACAGTTATTGCAAACGATCTAGTTGGTGTTCAGCCAATGACAGGTCCAGTGGGTCAAATCCACACACTACGTGTTCGCTATAGCGATACAGCAGGCACAGGTGCAGCAGGTGCAGTAGCAGGCGAAGAAGCACTATCACCATTCAAAATTGCTGAAGCATATTCAGGTGATACTTCAACAGCAAAAGGTAATGCAACAGCAGCAGCAGAAGGTACTGCTGGTAACAGACTAAGCATCCAAATCTTGAAGCAAACAGTCGAAGCCAAATCACGCAAACTAAGCGCACGTTGGACATTCGAAGCGGCTCAAGACGCTCAGTCACAGCATGGCATCGACGTAGAAGCAGAAATCATGGCAGCACTTGCACAAGAGATTACTGCTGAAATCGACCAAGAAATCATTGCATCACTAACATCACTAGCAGGTACTGGTTCAGAAACATACAACCAGGCAGCAGTATCAGGTACAGCAACATTCGTTGGTGACGAACATGCAGCACTTGCAGTTCAAATCAACCGTGTAGCAAACTTGATTGCACAGCGTACACGCCGTGGCGCAGGTAACTGGGCAGTTGTTTCACCAACAATGCTAACTGTTCTACAGTCAGCAACAACTTCAGCATTTGCACGTACAACTGAAGGCGCATTTGAAGCACCAACAAACACAAAAATGGTTGGTACTCTAAACAACGCAATGAAAGTTTATGTTAACACATATGCAGCAGATGATGACGTACTAGTTGGTTACAAAGGTACTTCAGAATCAGACGCAGCAGCGTTCTACTGCCCATACATTCCATTGATGAGCAGTGGTGTTGTTCTAGATCCAGATACATTCGAACCAGTCGTATCATTTATGACTCGTTACGGATATGTGGAACTATCAAACACAGCATCGTCACTAGGTAACGCAGCAGATTACCTAGGTAAAGTTGAAGTTACTTCAGGTAACTTGTCATTCTCATAAGTTATAACTTATAAGACACAAAATAGGCCCTACGGGGCCTATTTTTTTATTCTGTTTAAAAATCTATTAAATACAATAATAGAAAAGGATTGCAATTATGCCTACCGGTACAGTATCAAAATACAATAAAAATAGAAAGTATAGCGTAATTAAGCCAAAAGAATGGAAAACTGAACGAAGAGATGTACTATTCTTAAGTTCAGAGTACACATTTGAGTTAGGCGACGAAGTTGAATATATTGTAGAATATGTTAACGGAAAAGGTTACGCACAAAATATTAAAAAAGTTTAAAAAAAAGGTTGACCTTTGGGTTTTCTTTTGCTATATTAAGTACATAACAAAGACGACGGTCCGAGTTAGATAGTGCAAGGAAACGCTGCTTGGTAGAGGCAGTAACTTGGCTAGTAGTTGTAGTGACAGCGCATGAGCAAGGAGACTTGAAGATGTGTTTTTGGAAGTAACTATCCGATGCTAGGCTTCGCTTTTATGGACAGGATCTACAAAGGCGATTGTTGGTAATCCTTAATCCAACCTATCAATATTATAGAGAAGGTCTGCTATATTTTAGCAGGCCTTTTTTTGTGGACATTATAACCCATTTTTACTAAAAGGATAAATACTTATGTCGAGAGGAGAGCCTCGGGCAGAGGACTTATGCGGGTACCCACCGCGTAGACCTAGAACGTCAAAAAGGAGAAAACAATGGGACGTCCAATTAATAAAAGATATTTCGGAGATCCAGCAGACGCAACTAATATCACAGTACGTGCATATGTAGGCGGCGGGATTGATGAGCAAGCATACATCGTAGACCAAAGAGGTACTAACAAATTTACAGTTTCAAATAACGGTGCAACAGCAACAGCAGTTTGCCGTTTAGTAAACAAAGCAACAGCAAGTATTGCAGCAGGTGAAATGGTAATTGAAGGTTTTGATACCAATGGTGTGCGTAAAGTAATCCAAAAACTATTCAACAGAACAGCAGTAGACTTTGATAACAACCGTTATACATGGGCGTTAGAAGACGATTCAACCGACACTGTATTACGTTTAACTGCTATCTAAGGAGTTAAACAAATATGGCTACTAGTGCTAAAATTGCAAACCTAGGTGTAGATTTATACAAAGTTACCGTTAAAGACGGCGGTAGTATTGATTTTTTCACCGGCGGTGGCGGTGTCAATATCGACGGTGACTTAACTGTAACAGGTGACTTTACTCAAAGATCAACTAACGATCTTGTGATTGAAGACAACTTGATTACACTTAACAACGGCGAAACAGGAAACGGAATTAGTGAAACTACTTCTGGTATTGTTATTGACAGAGGTGTAGCAGTAAGTGGCGATGCTAGATTTTTGTTCGATGAGTCATTACAGTGGTATAATTCCGGTGTAATTGACAGAGAAAATCCTTTCTCAAGTGTTGGTGCATTTGTTTTAAAAACAACAAATAGTGATGCCGCAGGTGAAACTGGCGGACTTGCAGGGTTGTTTACAAACTTTATAGGTACTTTTGACGATAGAGACTTAATTTTGTTAGATGCAACAGTAGGTGATCCTAATGATACTGCATTGGTACGTGTGCCTGATTACTATGAAACACGTCTTTGGGATTATGCTGGTAATGGCGCATTAATTCCTCAAAATAGTAATGTGCCTGGACAACCTCTAAGAAGTACAAATTTTGATAGACAGAGTATTGTTAACGTACAAGGTATGATTGATTATATTACTGCTTATTGGAGTTATAATTTTCAAAACAAAATAGTAAGTCCTACTCCAAATGGAGACACTAGAGTTGTAGCAGCAGACTTTGATGAGACTGGTGTTGCAAGCATAGTAAGAATAGATATCGACGGGGCGGAACAAGTTAGAATTTCAGGAATTAAAACACAATTTACTAATCTTGAAATTGAAGGAAATACGATACGTCCACGTTCTACTAATGCAGATTTGATTTTGGAAGGTGATGACGACGGTAGTGTTAAATTAAACACTCCTATGTTGTTTCCTAAGTATGTTGATCCACAACCCGGAGGAACTGATCCAGATGCTCCAGTTGATGGTATTAAATTATACTCAAAAGAAGAAGCAGATGGTGGTACAGGTTTATTTTTTATAAATGAAAACAGCACTCAAGACGAAATTATTAGCAGGAACAAAGCACTACTTTATAGTATTATTTTTTAAGGAAGCATAAAATGGCAATAAACACACAACTTATAGGAGCAACTGACACAACAGTACTCAACGTGCCTGCTGGTAAAAAATATGCTTTGACAACTATATTAGTTTGTAACTATGCTACAACAACAGATTCTGCTAACGATAGTAGTTTTGACATGCATGTGATTAAAGGATCTGGCGGTGTGAAAGGCGATGCAAACAAAGTTCTCAACAACATAGAAATGCCAGCACAAGAGACATTTAGTTTTAATACTGAACGTCTAATTTTAGAAGAAGGTGACAGAGTTGTTCTTATTAGTCCAGACTCTGATAAGTTAAGCGCAATCATTAGTTATTTGGAAGTATAATGGAATATTTAAAGAAGCAGATCTTACATGAAAGAAAAATTGGAGACCGTCAGTTATTAATTAATAATGATGGCACAATTGAACTTAATCCTGGCTCCGGTAAAGTTAAAATTACAGGTGATCTTGAAGTTACAGGTGCAAGTAGTGGTCCTACAGACCCTAATGTGTACTATGTAAGTCTTCAGGGTAGTGATGACAACGACGGACTTGGTGCAGGTCCTGACCGTGCAAAAAGATCTGTAAAAGCAGCAGTTGAAGCAGCACCAGCAGGTGCAACTATTCATGTATCAGCAGGCGACTTTTATGAAAATAACCCTATTACTTTAAAAGAACGTCAAACTGTTAGAGGTGACAGTTTACGTAACACACAACTTTACCCAAATAACCCAACTGAAGATTTCTTCTTTGTAGACAATGCATGTTACATCTTCCAAGTAACATTCCGTGCATTGAGAGATCCAGGTTGGTGTGTGAGAATCAAACCAGGTGCACTTGTAACTGTTTCACCTTATGTACAAAACTGTACAAACATGAACGGTCCGTGGTTGAACGACGGTACTGAATTTATTCCATTCCAAACAGAACAAATTCCAGGCGTACCAGCAGGTGCAAGACCGATTGAAAACGATCCTGCTGTTCCATTTGCAAAACGTGTTAACGAAACAGGCGGCGGTAATGGTATGCTTGTTGATGGTAATGATTACGATCAGCGTTCACTTGTATTTTCAATGGTTGCTGACGCATTTACACAAATTGCACAAGGTGGTATTGGTTTCCACATTACAAACTTTGGTTATACACAGATTGTTAGTTGCTTCTCGGTTTTCACACGTATTGGCTTCTATGCAAGCAAAGGTGGTTATCTAAGTATTTCCAACTCAGTTAGTGACTTTGGTACATATGCTATTATTGCAGACGGTGTTTTTGACGAAGTTTATACAACTGCAAGACCATCACAAAATTATTCAAGTAGAGTTGGTAGTATCACTGTAAACAGTACAGGTAGTGGTTACACTAGTGCTCCTACTGTGGTAATTGATCCTCCTAGTGATCCAAACGGTACTACTGCAACAGGTGTTGCTAGTGTAGACTTAACTAGAGGTGAATTAACTTCGATTACAGTTGTTGATCAAGGTAGTGGTTATACTGATGTACCAAATATTACTCTTATAGGAGGCGGATTTACAGTTGCAGGTATTGCAACAGCAAACCTTTTGTCTAACACACAAATTGAAGTTAACAGTTTAAGAGATATTCCACAAACAGGTAGTATTATCCAATTTGACGGTGACCCTATTAAATATTATGTCACTAACACTGAAATATCTACACAACCATTTATATACGACGAAACAGTATGTAGACGTGACGTAAGACGTATCGTTGATGCTGTTATGGGCGATATTACAATGGGTACTAACTATCAAGCAATTGCTGCTGGAAGAAGTTATCTACGTGCAACATCACAAAAAGTTTTATTCCAGCAATTAGAACCTACTATCTACGGTATTGAAGCAGCAAGAGATGAAATTCTTGATAGAATTCCAGACACAAGTCCAACACTTGAACAATTGCGTTACGATGTAATTGAAAATTTTGCTACTATCACAACATTTATTGCAAACGAAGATAGTACAGCAGCACCTGATATTTTCTACAAAACAGAAACAGCAGTAAGTGATGGACACAACTACGCAAAAGATACTCTACTTGTTAACAAAGAATTTATTTTAGAAGAAACACTTGAGTACATTAGAGATCAATTTACTGAATTAAGTTATGATCAAGAAAAATGTGAAAGAGACGTTGGATTATTAGTAGATGCGTTGGTTATTGATGCTGCACTAGGTACAAACTATAACACAATTACCGCAGGTCTTTCTTATTTGAGAGCAAATGCTAATAGAGTTATTGAGCGTCAAAATGCTATTACCTTGGATGCATTTGCAAATGTACAAGCATTGATATTAGCAGATGCAACAGTTGCAGCAACGCCAGTTGTTGTTAGTCGCATTAATGAATTAATGGCAGAGTTTTTTGATATTATCAAAGGCGCTAATTACAACGAAGCAACATGTAGAAGAGACTTAGCATACATTTTAGACAGTGTTGAATACGATGTATTACTAGGCACAAACTACAATGCAATTACATCCGGTTTAAGTTATGATAGAGCACCAAGTGCTTATGTTTTAAGCAACCAATTCCAACAAACTATTAGAAGTATACAAGAAGCAAAAACACAATCTGCAACATATCTAGCAAGTAGTGCAACAGCAGTAACTAGATCAGATGCAGCATACGACGAAATTATTAATTTGCTTCAAGGTGCAGGATTTGATAGTGCAATTTGTAGAAGAGACGTTGGTTTAATTATTGACAGTGTTGCATACGATGCATTGTTAGGCACAAACTTCAACGGTGTATATGCAGGTTTAAGTTATCAAAGAGCGCCAAGCAGTTATACTCTAAGTGCAGAATTCCAACAAACTATTGAATCAATTGAATTGTTAAAAACAGAATCAGCAACATTAGTTGCAGGTGATGCAACAGCAGTTAGCAGATCAAATGCAAGTTATGATGAAATACTAGATATTCTTACAAATGGCACAGGCGCAGCCGATGCATTAGTGTGGACAGATCCTGGTATTGTAACCGAAAGAGCATATGCTAGAACACTATTACAATCAAACAGAGATTTTATTGCAACTGAAGTTACAAATTATATCAACAGTAGTTTTCCAAATTTAGACTATAATCAAACAACTTGTGAACGTGATATTAAATACATTGTTGACGCAGTAAGTTATGATATTCAATACGGTGGCAACAGTGCAACACGCATTGCAGCACAAAGTTATTTCGATGGTGCTTACAGTGTATTACCAAATGCACAAAAAGAGCCAACAGTACAAGCAATGGCCAATCTTGGTTTTGTAATGAGCCAGATTGTGTTAAACAATGTTTCAGGTCAAACAACAAATGCAAACCAAGCAAGCACAACAGAATCTGATGATATTGCTGGGCTAGTACAAATTATTGAAGATGTCATTGATGCAAATACAACTAGCGGAATGCCAAGTTTAGTTAACCCAGATACTACATGGGTAGCATCGGGCATTTCAACAGCAGTAACAGCATTAACTAGTGCAAAAACAACACTACAAAACCAAGTTATTACATATCTAACAGATGACTTGATCACCAATGCAGATGCATTAACATTTACAGATCCTGGTCCAACTTTTGCAAACAAAACATATGCAAGAACATTGTTGCAAGCAAACAGACAATTTATTATAGATGAACTAGATACATGGATTGGAACAAACTATCCTGCATTGGTTTACGATAGTGAAAAATGTAAGCGTGACACTGGATATATCATTGACGGGTTAAGTTTTGACGTACAATATAGTAGTAA